CGCTGCTGAAGCTTGGGCATCTATTGAACCGATTGCAGACGTAGGTGGACGTGTTAACTGTTTGAGCACAGCCAATGGCGAAGGGAATATATTCCATGAACTGTGGGTTGGTTCCCAAACTGGAACAAATCGCTTCACTGGAATCTTTTTTCCTTGGTCTGCTGGAGACCGTGACCAAGCATGGTACGACGCTAAGAAGGCAGACCTGCCTGATTGGCAGATGGCACAGGAATATCCTGATGACCCAGATGAAGCGTTTATCCGTTCTGGTCGTCCGGTCTTTGACCTTGAAGCAATACGACTGATTGAACCGATTGAACCTGACCGTGGATATTTGAAGTCTTCTCCTGGCAGGAACAGTTATGACTTTTATGAAGATGGTGGAGCTTTGGCTATTTGGGATTATCCCGCACGAGGCGAGACTTACGTCATTGGAGCGGACGTTGCAGAAGGTTTGGGGCATGGAGACTTTAGTTCTGCTCATGTTATTTCTGCTGATACCGGCATGGTTGTTGCGCATTGGCATGGGCACGTAGACCCTGACATCTTTGGTGAAGAGGTTTTGAAAGAGATTGGGTATTATTACAATCGAGCTTTGATTGGTGTGGAATCAAACAACCACGGCTTGACTACCTTGAAGGGCTTGCAAAGGTCTGGCTACAGGAACATCTTTCGTCAGCGAAAGATGAATCATCGGAATCCACAGATTAGTGAAACGATGGGTTGGAGAACAACCGCTGTGTCAAAGCCTTTGGCTATTGACGAACTTAATGCTGCTATTCGTGATGAGAGTCTCTCTTTGTACGATGGCAAGACGATGGCTGAATTACGCACGTTTGTGCGTGAAGCCAATGGCAAGATGCATGGTTCGCCACATGATGACCGGGTTATGTCTTTGGCCATTACCAATCAGATGTTGAAATACGTTTGGTTGCCTGAATATCGGTCTGAGGATTCTCCAATGAAGAACACAATGGGCTGGTGGGAGAAGTACATTATTCGAGACATTAAGCCAGAGAATGCACGGATTGGTTCTTTTAATACGACGTCCAGTACTTAGTAACGAATTGTCTTAATAGTTATGGAAGAATTTCGCTGCTTGGACTGTCTATCTACGTTTATGGAGACAGAACTCCCCAGAAGGGGTTCTATTTGTTTCAAATGCCACATTAAGGGCATTAAGTGGGGTTTTACTTATGGCAAAGAAGACTTTCATGGACCTACTGTTGTTGAGCGTCAGCGTGAGCAGATGCGACAAGCAGAATCTGCAGGTATAAAGGCTGAACCAGTTGGGCAACGGTGGGTGTGACGTGGAACCAGTCTGGGTTCCCATTGTCGTCGCAGTCATCATGGGACCAGTTGTCGTCGTACTACAACGACTCCGAAAAGAGAATACCGACCAGCACAACGAAGGGCGCATTTTATTACGGGTCATTGGTAATAAGGTGGACAAAGTTGCTAGCAAAATTGATGGGCATATTGGTTGGCATGAAGGTGTTGAACACAGTGTTGAGAAAGAGGACTAATGGCTAGGACATCTAATCAAGAGTTAATTACTCGTTATCGCAAGAAGATTAATCAATCACGTCGTTGGCGAGAAGAAGAGAAATACGACGACCTTTGGCGTCGTATGATTGACATGTACCGTGGCAAGCATTATGTAAAGTCGTCGGAGAGCGACCAGTTGTTGGTGAACATTGCTTTTGCAACTATTAACGTTATTGCTCCTGGTGTGAGCGTCAACTATCCAAAGATTACTGTTAATGCTCGTAAGTCGGAGCAGGCTCCCAACGCAGTTGTGACTGAAGCGATTGTGAACTATTGGTGGAGACATTACGAGTGTCAGAAAGAGTTTCGTCGTGCTGTTAAGGACACATTGATTTGTGGTCACGGTTGGGTTAAGACTGGTTATCGTTTTGTTGAGAAGGATGTTGAACACGAAGTTTCTGATGAACTTGCTGATGCAAGTCCTCAGTCGATAAGTGAGTCTGCTCAGATTATTACAGAAGACCGCCCATTTGTTGAGCGTATTTCTCCTTTTGATGTTTTTGTGGATTCTGATTGCACATCGATGTCTGACATGCGTTGGATTGCTCAACGTATTCGTCGACCTTTGTCTGATGTTAAAAAGGATAAGCGATACAACTCTGTTGCTCGCAACGATGCACAACCTAGCCATTATTCTCGTTATGGATTAGAGGGCGTTAGTGGCCGTGACCGACCACGACCATCGTCTGAACCTGAAGATACTTACGTTGAGATTTGGGAATATTACGACATTGATTCAGGCAAGATGTCTGTGTTCTGTGACGGTGGCGACAAGTTTCTTGTTAATCCAACAGACATTCCTTTTTCTTTTGGACATCCTTTTGTAATGATTCCAAACTACGAAGTACCTGATTACTTTTATCCAATGGGTGAACTTGAAGCTATTGAGCCATTGCAGATGGAATTGAATCAGACTCGTACACAGATGATGAATCACCGCAAACGGTTTTCCCGTAAGTGGCTGTACAAGGAGTCGGCATTTGATGCCGACGGTAGGTCTGCACTTGAATCAGATGAAGACAACGTAATGGTTCCTGTTATTTCCGAAGAGAGTATTGGCAGTGTTGTTGGTCCGATGCCAGCGGTTATTAGTCCACCAGAGTTTTATAATCAGTCTGAATTGATTTCGAGTGACATTGACCGTGTGTCTGGTGTATCTGAATATCAGCGTGGTTCACTACCTGAGATTCGTCGTACAGCGACAGAAGCCGGCATCATTCAAGATGCCGCTAATGCTCGTTCATCTGACAAGCTTGCTTTGATTGAGCGTTCTATTGCAGAGGTTGCACGTCGATTGGTTGCTTTGGCTCAGGAGTTTATGACTGGTGAGGCTGCTGTGCGTGTTGCTGGAACTGGTGCTAAACAGGTTTGGTTGAACTTTGACCGTGACTATTTGCAGGGTGAGTTTGACTTTGAGGTTGAGGGTGGTTCTACTCAGCCTGTGAATGAGACTGTGAGACGTCAACAAGCCGTTCAGGTTGTTGACGCTATGGCACCGTTTGTTAATACTGGAATTATTGATATGGCAAAACTTGCTGGTTATCTTTTGACTTATGGTTTTGGCATCAAAGATGGTGCTTCGTTTATTGTTCCACCACCACCTCCTGAGCCTCCTGCTCCACCTGCGCCTGAACCGCAGATGCCACCACAGGGAATGCCACCGCAAGGAATGCCTCCGCAAATGCCACCGATGATGCCACAGGGAATGCCACCAGGCATGCCACCACAAGATATGGGTGGTGGATTACCTCCTGAACTTGCATCATTACCTCCTGAGGTATTGATGCAATTGATGCAGCAAATGCAGGGTGGTCAGCAACCACCTCCTGGCATGCCACCACAAATGTAACGATAAATATATAACTATAGAGCAACCCCTTGAAAGGACTCCATGAGTGAAGTAGTAAGCAATGAACCAGTAGTAGAAGTTGCCCCTGAGTTGGAAAGCGAAGGACAAGCAGCAGCTGCAGGAGAAATTGAAAGCCTAAGTGAGCAGGAGATTGAACTTCTTCCTGTTGATGAGTACGGCGACAAATATGTCGCTGTTCAAGTCAATGGCGAGGAAGTAAGAGTTCCTCTTAAAGAGGCGCTTTCTGGATACCAGCGTCAAGCGGATTATACCCGTAAGACACAGGAACTCAGTGAGCAACGGCGACAAGTACAGTTTGGTGGCGCATTGCAAGAAGCCTTGCAAAACGACCCAAAGGGTACTTTGGAATTGTTGAAGCAACATTACGGTTTAGATGAGACACCTTTAACCAAAGAGGAAGAAGAACTCCTAGACCCGGTTGAGAAACAATACCGACAGTTAGAACAACGAGTGCAGGCTTTTGAACATCAAAAGGCTGCTGACGAGTTGGAGCGTACTGTTGCTTCGCTGCAAGCGAAATATGAGGACTTCGATGCAAATGAAGTTGTCTCTAAGGCTTTGGCTTTAGGTTCAACCAATTTGGAGGCTGTCTACAAGCAAATTTCGTTTGACAAGGTGTACGAAGATGCGAAAGCTATTCGTCAAATCCGCTCTCAAGCGGCTTCTGACGAACAGACCCGTACAAGTGCAAAACGTCAAGCGGGAGTTGTAAGTGGTGGCACAACATCGTCAAGTGCTGATGTTTCAGCAAAACCAATTACATCATTGCGAGAAGCATTTGAGGCTGCAAAGCGTCAACATGCTTAACGCTTAACTTAAGGAGACAAGAATATGGTCGCTGCGAACAGCA